CCGGCCGCTCGTCCACGTCCTCCCGACCGGCAACATCGCGGTCAACGAGAAGATGATGGACATCGAGAAGGCGACTATAAAAGACGCCTTCCTTATTTCACTTTTCGAGATTTTAGTAGAAGATCGCCGGGATATGACCGCGACCGAGGTGCTGGAGCGCGCCCGCGAGAAGGGGATGCTCATTGCGCCCACGGCGGGGCGCATCGAGTCGGAGTTCCTGGGGCCGATGCTCGAGCGCGAGATCGACTTGCTCGGGCAGCAGTTCCTGCTCCCGAAGATGCCCCCGATCCTGGCGCAGGCCGCGGCCGAGTACCGGATCGAGTACGACTCGCCGATGTCGCGCATGCGGCGCGCGGAGCGCACGGGCGGTTTCTTGCGCGCCCTGAACACGGCGGCCGAATACACGCGCTTGACAGGCGATCCGCGGGCGCTGGACTGGTTCGCGGTAGATCGCGCGATGCCCGAGATTCAAGACGCGATGGGCGCTCCCACGCGCTGGACGAGTTCGCAGGAAGAAGTGGACGCACTGCGTCAAGCGCGTTCCGAGCAGCAGCAAGTGCAGCAGATTTCCGATGTCGCCCCGGCGCTCGCTGCCGTCACGAAGCAACTACCCGCACAAAAGGCATAACGCTTGTCGCTCATTCGCCGCGTCCGGATGCTGTTGTCCACAAGACGCTACGCATACAGGCAGACATTCAAGGGGCCGTATCCAGAAACGGTGCTCGCCGACCTTGCTACGTTCTGTTTCGCCCACAATAGCCCGACCTTCAAGACGGATCGCGAACACTTCATGGCCGAAGGCCGCCGCCAGGTGTGGCAGCGTATCGCCGCGCATCTGAATCTCACCGAAACGCAGGCGTGGGAGTATTTTGACGGACGCATAGACGTTCCTGAGTAATGAGAAGACGATTGACAGAAGAGGAAAAGATTGTCGCTAAAACGCGGGCGAAAGCGCGTCAAAAGCGTTGGCATCAGGAGAACAAGGAGCGTTCAAGAGCGGCGTCTAAGCGATGGAAACAGGCAAACCCTGAAAAACTGGCACTAACAAAGCGCAGGGCAAACCTTAAATTGTGGTATGGAGTTACACCAGAATGGTTCGATGCCACATTGGCTGCGCAGCGTGGTTGCGCGGTTTGTAAAACAGAAGACGCCTCAAAACGCGGCGGTTGGAACGTAGATCACGATCACAGTTCAGGAAAGACTCGAGGTGTGCTTTGTGGACACTGTAATCGTGCCATAGGTTCTCTGAAAGACAGTCCTGAAGTTTGCGTTTCGGCTGCTGAGTATCTTCGATTCCACAGGGGGCATGATGTATAGAAACGGCATAGAACTCCTCCCGGGAGTTGACACAGTAAATTTCGTGTGCAATCATGGTGCTCTTGGCGATGTGATTACCTCATTACCGGCCATAGTTCGTGCGCGCGTTACGCACAATGAAATTCTAAAGATGAAGGTGTGGGTCGGGGAGTGGCAGCGCGAACTCGTCGCGCATCTGCTGGCGCCATACGGGAAGTTCGAAGTCATCGACATCTCCAAGTTTCCGCTCAAGGTGTCTGATCGCAAGGGATGGGAGCACAAGGAGTGGACGGGCGGCGCTGTGTGCATCAACCAGGCGCCCTACAATACGCACACGCGCAATCGCGTACACATGGTTGACTACTCGTTCCGCTATCTGCTCGATGCGCAGCCGGAGGACATGCTCCAACGGTCGTACCCGACGGAGGCGTCGATAGATGAGACTACGCCGTGGGAATTGAACGCGAAGTACATCGTGTTCCCAGTCGGTGCCACCTCGGAGAACAAACTCTTCAAAGCGAAGGTCATAGTGCCGATCATGCGATGGGCGCTTGAGCACGAGTACACGCCGGTCATCGTCGGCACGAAGACGAGTCACACGCATGTCGAGGCCAAGGGGAAGTTCATCCCGATCAAACTCATCGACGAGGCCGACAAGATTCCTGCGGACCTGCTGGCGCGTTGCGTCGACTGGCGCGAGAAGACAACACTGCTCCAACTACGTACGATCTGCGGGCACGCCGCGGCGGTCGTCGGCGTCGACGGCGGCACGATCCATCTCGCCGGTACGACCGACACGAACATCATCTACGGCCTCACGACCACGCTGCCGCAGCACCGCTTCATCGCCCGTCAGGGTGACCCGATGCACAAGATCCGCTATGTCGGTCCGCGCGATCTCGAGTGTACAGGATGTCAGTCGAATATGACGCTCATGTTCGGCCACGATTTCAGGCACTGCCCGTATGGAGATTCTATCTGCACGGATCATCTGCATCACGACGATTTTATCCACGGACTGAAGGAACTGGGACTATGAGCGATGGACAAGCTGGAGCAGGCGGCGCTGCGGGCGCTGGAGCGGGGACTGGAGGCGCTGGCGTTGCTGGCGGCGGCGTTGGCGGTGCTGCTGGCGCTGGCGGCAGTGGCGGTGCAGGAGGTACGGGAGGCGCGGCGCCGGTATGGCACGGGATGACCGAAGCGGCCGACCTGGCGTACGTGCAGAACAAGGGATGGACCGATCCGGCCGGCGTCATCAAGTCCTACATGGGCGCGGAGAAGTTGATCGGGCGCGACCCGAGTACGCTCATCACCCTGCCGCGCGCTGACGATCCGGCGGGCTTTCGCGCCGTGTTCTCGAAGCTCGGGATGCCCGACACCGCGGACAAGTACGATTTGCCGATGCCGAAGGATGCGAATCCGGCGTACGCGACCTGGGCGAAGGAAACCTTTCACAAGGTCGGGCTCACCGCGGCGCAGGCGAAGGAACTCACTGCGGCCAACAACGACTACTATACCAAGGCACAGGTTGCGGCTGAGGCCGACTATCAGCGCGAACTGACGACGCAGAAGGCGACCCTGCTCGGGGAATGGAAGGGCGGCTACGAGCGCATGATGAACGCGGCGCAGACCGCGGTGCATGCTTTGGGTTTCACGGGCGACATGGTCGACATGCTCGAGTCGAAGATGGGCTACGCTGGCGTGATGAAGTTCTTCGCTGGCTTGGGCCAGAAACTCGGAGGTGAGGACGGCTTCGAGACGGGCAGCGGCGCCCCTGGCTTCAGCGGCACCCTCACGCCGGACGAGGCGAAGGCGCAGATCGCAGCGATGAAGATCGACCCGAACCAGACGGCGGCGATGCGGGACAACCAGCATCCGGCGCACAAGGCGACCAAGCAGAAGTGGACGGATCTCCACAACATCGCCTTCCCGGGGTAGTTGTGCTGCTGGACGAAATCTGGTAGGATAGTACATGGCGCTCACGAATGCAGAACGCTCTCGCAGATGGAGAGAAAAACATCCAGGGCGTTCGACGCCGTACGATCCTACGTTTCGTCATCGCGCGCCGTGGGTACGCTGTCTCGGTGTCCGACAAGCACACGCGAAGAAGCGCGGCATTCCGTTCACACTGAAAACCGCAGACGTACGCGCGATATGGACGGGTAAATGCGTTCTCACTGGGTTGCCTTTTGATCTTCGCGCTGGAAAGGGTGCAGGACCACGCCCATTTTCTCCAAGCATCGACAGAATAAAGCCGAAACTCGGCTACGTTCCGGGTAACATTCGCTTTGTACTTCAGTGTGTTAATGCGTTTCGTGGAACTATGCGGGATACGCTCATGCGCCGAGTGGCGCAGCGTCTATGTTACACTGATGATGTGGTGAGGTGATGAGCGGACAAGGCGAAAGCCCCCGCTGAATCGTTCGTCGCACCGATTGGCCCCTCCGATGTTCGAGGACAAGCCGGCAGCGCAGCCTGATAGCGCACTGGTTGTTTTTGAACAAGGCTTTTCAAATAGGAGGCAATCGTGCCGGATAACATCACCATTGCGAACGTGCAGCAATACAAAGCCAATGTAGAACTGCAACTTCAGCAAAAAGAATCCCGTCTTCGCGGCGCCGTCTCGACCGGCTCTCACGTCGGTAAGGCCGCGTCCTTCATCGAACAATTCGGGTCCGCCACCGCGGTAGCCCGCACCAGCCGTCACGCCGACACGCCCGTCCTCGATCTGACCCAGGACAAGCGTTGGGTCTTCCCGCTCGACTACGAGTGGGCGTCGCTCATCGACGAGCAGGACAAGCTGCGCATGATTATCGACCCGACCAGCCCGTATGCCCAAGCGGCGCACGCGGCGATGTCGCGCCAGATGGACAGCGTGATCCTGGCGGCGGTCTTCGGCACCAACTTCACGGGCGAGAACGGCACCACGCAAGAGACGTTCGGTACCCTCGGGTCCGGCGCCTACGACGTGGGCGTCAACACGGGCGGCACGGCTTCCGGCTTGAACGTCGCGAAGCTACAACTGGGCATTCGACTCCTGATGACCGCCAACAAGGGCGAACTGATGGAGCCTGTGTACGCGGCGATCTCGGGCTACGAGCACGATCTGCTGCTCAAGGAAATCCAGGTCGTCAACAAGGACTACAGCAACAGCGCCCGCCTGGAAGATGGCCGTGTACGGACGTTCATGGGGACGAACTTCATCCTCTCCGAACTGCTCACCGTGACCGCCGGCAACCGGCTGATCCCGATGTGGCTGAAGAGCGGCCTGTATCTCGGCATCTGGAACGATCTCGAGGCGAAGGTATCGGAGCGCGCGGACAAGGGGTACGCTACCCAGGTCTACGTTCGCATGACCCTCGGCGCCTCGCGTACGCAACTCGGCAAGTCGATCCGCATCAACTGCGACGACCAGATCTAACCGGCCGGCACATAGGAGAAACACATGGCTCTCGTATCCACCTCG